GGTAATATTCTTGTATACGCTGGCATTGCATCCGCGCCATAAATATCTAAAAGAGTAGTTGTGTAAATGGCTAAACCATCCAGTCGAGCAGAATTTAAAGAATATTGCTTAAGGCAATTGGGTGCTCCCGTGCTGGAAATTAATATTGCGACAGAACAATGTGAAGATATTATAGATGATGCCATTCAGTTCTTCCAGGAAAGGCATTTTGATGGTGTTACTCAAATGTACATGAAGTACCAGATAACACAAGCAGATAA